CTACGCATGTCAGTTTCTCTCAAATCTGGCATCCCGTAGATTACGGCATCGGTCCCAATGAGTATAACCAGTTCGATTCCAATCGCGGTCAGGCCACTGAGCCAGTCCTGCGCTGGCGCCATTATGAAGGCAATCAGTTTGAGGTCTGGCCGGTCCCGACCACGAACAATCAAAAGCTTCGCTTTAAGGCGATCAAGAAGCTGCCTCCGCTTATCGCCGACAATGACAGGGCAGTCCTGGACGACAACCTGATCGTCCTTTACGCTGCCACCGAGTTCCTCGCGCGAGCCAAGGCGGAGGACGCCCAGGCTAAGCTGGCGCAAGCGAACTCTCTCCATAGCCGTCTAAAGGGTATGGGCCTAAAACGCGACAGGTTCATCTATGGCGGAGGCATCGACCGCAATGAGCGCCTTCGCATTGTTGGAGGTCGTTTCGTTCGAGACGATCGCTTCTAATGCCATACACTATCGTAGACAACTTCAGCGCCGGACTGGACAGTCGCCGGCACGTCCTGAATTCAAAAGCAGGCACGCTTGCCAAGATTTCCAACGCGCACATCACGCGCGGTGGCGAAATCGAAAAGCGCAAGAAATTTGAACTGTTCGACCTTTTTGAAGGAACGGATCAGGTTTACGGTATGGAGTCAGCTTCCGACGGAATCTATTGTTTTACATACCTTGGCAACCACTTCTTCCCTAACGGATCGCAAAATAACAAGGTAAAGCTTCAACGATTGCTCATTCCTGAATTGGACCCAAGCGTCGGCGTCGGAAATGTTTTTGCGACCTTAGGAGCAAGCAGGATCAAGAACAACCAAACTCCGGTCATGTCTACGGTTTTTGGTGGTAAGATTTTTGCCATCAACAAGTACCGAGCATCGTACATTCAGGGCTCTGCGGAAACGTTTTGCTTGGCTTTCTTTGACGGCGTTGCCGTCAAAGATTGGTACAGGGGGGTCTCCGACTATGGCGCGTTCCCGTTTTCTTTGGCGAAAACTATGATTACATATTTTTCGCCATCGGATACCCCGGGGTACACGGCTGAATACTTCGATCCTCCGTTTAACTCAACCGAAGGACCAGGATTCACCATCACAGGAAAGCCTGCGGTAGCTTTTGACGTCACCCACGTTGAATCTACTAAACAGTATTTTGACGTCACGATCACTGAGGCGCAGAAGAAAGTAGACTTCGTGCCATCCACCCCGGCAAAGTGCGAAAAGTCGCTTGTCGGTGGCGCCGAAGTGAACTCTACAGTATTCAAAGGGTCCAGATACCTTGAGGCATACAGCCTTCCTGGCATCAGGAGCATAAGGGTTGGCGCAAGCTCCGCATCTGCTGCCGATGGTCTGGACCTGATCGGATGGACTGCTACGACCGGATTGAAGTATAACACATATCCGGCAAGCGGAGTTGGATCTCCGACTGGAGAGCTCTGGTGGAACATCAGAAAGGCCATCAACGACAATAGCTATTCTGGCCTTAATCACAGATACAGGGCTGAAATGGCTTCCTACGGAGGATGGTCTGGATGGGACCCGGCCGACCTCTGGATCAAAGCTCCTGCCGATTTCGGCCCTCGCGCGAACGGACAACTTCTTCAGCTTGAATTCGACTCAGATCCAAGACTCTCAAACATGAGCAGGCTTGGCGATCTTATCGACATTAGCTCGGTGGCGGTAAGCCCGTATAATCCGACAAAATTTATCGCGACCATGGGCTTCTTTGCGGGAGGAGCCGATAATCAGGTCACATCTATCGCGATTGACGGCGTGGATATCCTTGGAGCACCCGTTTCATGGGAACAGTCTCACAGCTATACGATGAACAAGATTAAGACTCAGATCGACTCTTACTCTTCCTCCGCCGAATACGATATTACCGTTTCAGGACCTACGATCAATTTTGTCGGAAAGCCAGGTACCGGCAAAGAACTAAACAACAAGTCGGTCACCATGGTTGTAAATGGAAACATGATCTTCACCGGCGCTTCCGTTTTTTCTGGCGGAATCAGCTTTGTCGCAGCCCTTCCGCAAAAGACGAGGGTTAGTTATAACTACAAATCTGGCGGACAGATTCCTCCGCGCGGAATGAAGTTTGGTATTACCATTACTCCGTCAGACGATCCGTCAAACCCCCTGATTGTAGGCGCAACGCGAATGGCTGACGTGTACGGCCAAGACCCTTCGTTTGTATTCACATACAAGTCTAAGATTTACGTCGGCTTTGGGTCTGTGGTCTACTTTTCGGCGCTAAACGATTGCACGAAGTGGGGCATTTACGACCTTGGCTCCGGGTTTATCGATATGTCCAATAACTTCGGGGGCCGGGAAGAAATTACAGCCTGCGGAGTATACCAGGACAAGATGGTGTTCTTTACCAATCGAAGCCTTCAGACATGGTACATGGACCCCGACCCTTCGCTTAATCGTCAATTTCAGGTCATCGAGAACTCGGGCTGCATCGCGACAGATACGGTAATCTCGATTGGCTCCACCGACCTGATCTATCTCAGCGACAACGGCATCCGTTCTGTTCGCGCCAGAGAAAGCACGGACTCCGCGTACACCAACGACATTGGGTCTGCCATCGACGAGACGGTCATCGCGGACATGCACGAGATCGACAACCCTGGGACAAATACTAACTTGGCTTTTGCGCTGCTTGCCAATGGTTCATCCAAGAACACGGCAAAGTGCGCAATCGACCCCATCGACGGTCGCCTGATCGTAATCATGGCCCACAAGACCTATGTCCTATCCATGTTTGCCGGAGCAGGGATTACGGCCTGGTCTTCCTATGACGCCATTGAAACCAAGCACGCCAGCAACATGGTTCAATACAAGGACAGGCTATACGTTTCCAGCTACAAGGAAAACCTTGGCTACGCCATCTATTGCTACGGAGGCGTCGACGGCCAGACATACGACAACTGCCTGGTGGATATCGAAATGCCGTATCTAGACGCATCCAAGCCGGCCACGATCAAGGAGACCAAGGGGGTTGAAATCGCAGCCGAAGGCATTTGGAGCATTTACATGGGCTTTGACCATACGGCTCCGACCGTGCGAGACCACATTGCCACAGTAGATCAGTCAACTTTTGCCTTCGGCAAGGTCATGGCAACAGGCTACGGTACGCATTTTGGTCCTAAATTCATCAACCAGGCTCCGGGTAAGGCAAAAATTGCCAATTTCATCGTCCATTTTGACGAGCGAAACTCCAAGAACCAGGCCGGATGACGCAATTTGCCAAAATAAACAGGGAGGACCTACTTTTTGTCGTACAAAACATGCGACAAAGAGACAGGTCTGAGGTTTTTGCCACAAGATGGGACGATTCTAGTGAAAGCCTGACCGATGACCTGATCGCCGGCGGTGAATTTGCATGGATCGCAGGAGTGCCTGGGAAGCCAATAGCGGCCTTTGGGGCTGCTCCCGTATGGAATGGCGTCTGGGCGGTATGGATGGTCGCCACGGACGATTGGCCGGAGGTAGCCCTTGAGGTCACGCGGTTTATTAAGCGCGTAATGATCCAAACCCTAAAGGACATAGGTGCGCACAGGGCTGAGTGCCGATCGTGGGAGGGCCACCCGCAGGCTCACCGATGGCTCGAAATGCTTGGCGCAAAAAAGGAGTCAGAGATTGAGAACTTTGGCAGAAACGGGGAAAGATTCTACCTTTACTGCTGGACTAAGGAAGTCACCAGGCCATACTCTGCTTAACCCAAATACGAACATGTGCTCAGGAGGAGGATCAGATGGCTACGCCAGGCAAGCTCGAGAAGACGAAGTTGCAAGGCAGGAACGCATCAAAACCGGCACGGCGGACGTCAATGCCAAGTTCGCAGGGTTCAATGACTCATTCTACAACCAGCGCCAGCAGGAATATAAGAACTATGCTGAGCCCCAGCTGCGCGAACAGCTGAGTGGAGAAAGCGATAATCTGGCCTTTAATCTAGCCCGATCTGGCCTGACAGACTCTAGCGAGCGCGCGCGTAACGAAGGTGAACTTCAGCGTCAATTCAGCCAGGGCAAGGCGGACATTGCCAACGCAGCTCTAGATCAGTCGAATCAGGCCAAGCAGCGCACAGAGCAAAACCGTGCCGACCTGCTGGCTCAGCTAAACGCCACTGGAGACGCTGCTTCCGTCGGAAGCCAAGCCGTCAATCGAGCTGGGCTTCTTGCGTCACAACAAGCCTTCTCCCCGATCGGCCACATGTTCAGCGCTACCACCGGCCTTCTTGGCAACGCCAACAGGGCTCAAATGTACGACCGAAGCGCCCCAGGGATGGGCGCTTACACCGGCCTATTTAGGGGCAAGTCATCCAGCGGTAATGCGTCAAGAACCGTAAAGACCTAAAAAAATGTGCGAACTCACCACAGCAACCCTTGCAGCTACATCCCTCGGCCTGACCGCCGCAGGAACGGCTGCTCAATATGCCGGAGCGCAGAAGGCCAAAAAGGCAGCTGACGCAGTAGCTCATGCGGAAAAACTCAGGCAGGAAAAATTCAGGGGCGAAGCGAAAGCGCTCTTCGACGAGTCGCTCGGCAAATCGGGCGCGGACGTCGCGAACGAAAACATCGGTGACGCGGTCGCGAAGCGAGACGCCGCAACTGATGTTGCTACTCAAGAAGCTGTTCCAACCTCTGTTGGATCGACTGGCGGAGCTACGTCCAAAACAGTAGCAGACGAAACGTCTACTCGCACGTCCGCCGGAAGGAAGACCGCTTCCATCTACAGTAAGAACAAGAACCCGCTAAGCGCCACGAATGACGTCAACATCATTGACGCCATCCGAAACGGTCGATATCTCCAGGATCAGGGACGCATCGCCAACTTCATGGCCGGCTCCGCCGGCATTGTCCCGATCGAAATGGAAGCCGCCAAGGAAAAGGGCGCAGGACTTCGCGGACTTGGCCAGGGTCTTAATACCGCTGGCTCGCTCGTCGGAATGGGCGCAGGCATGGGAATGGGCGCTGCCGGCGACGCAGCGGCCAAGGCAGCTGCGGAACAGGCTCTAATCGACGCAGCCACCCTTCATCCTACCCTTGGCGCAAAGTCCGTAGCATCAAGTTCGTGGCTCAATAAACCCGTATTTCGATACAACCCCCTAGGCTAACATGGCAAACGACTTCTCTTGGATTGAACCTCTGGCGAAGAACGCCAGCAACATGCTTGGCCTGAACCCTGAAGACCGCGCGCGTGGCGCCGCGATCCAGCAGCAGCGAGAAACATCCGCAGCGAACGCCGAACTCGCTCGCCAGCGTGCCGGCCTCATTCCGCTTACGGCTGAAGAGATCAAAGCAAGAACCAGGGGGCACGATGCCAAGACTACGCTCGACACCAATCAGGCCGAAGGAAACAGCAGAATTGCAACAGCTCTCGCAAAGGGTGTGTGGACCAATGAACGCGGCGAAACGTACTTCGATCCAACTGTCCTTAAGGACGTTATAGCCGACTTTCCGCACGTTAAGGTGGACCTCGAAAAGCTCGGCAAGGGGCTCGCCCAGCTCAACCTGAACGCCAGGTCCAGACAGCCTGCCGCGCCTGCTGCTACGCCTCCTGCGCCTATTACGCCCCTCCCCGGAACGGCTATTCAAGAGGTGACCCCCCAGGCTGCACCTCAGGCTGCGCCAGCTGAAATGGGTGGCTTGTCCACCCTTATGGCTCCGCAGGCCGGACAAGAGGAGAGTGTCGACGACATGCTTGCTCGCTTCAGGCGAGAAGACGCCAATCCGGCCCCAAGCCCGATCCAGCAGATCGATATGACGGGACTTGCTGGAGTGTTGAGCTCGCCGACTAAGCCAGACCGAATTCCTGACGATATCATGCGCGAGCGCCTTGCGCGAACGGGCAAGGTTCTAAACGTCAACCAAGCGCTCAGCGACGAAGGGGCTACGGCCATCCGAACTGAAAACACGGACAATGCCATCAGGGTTAATGCAGCCAAGCCCGTCACTCTTGGCGTAGGCCAGCAGGCTTACGGGCAAGACGGAAAGCCTATCGCAGAGAACACCATGGCAAGAACTCTTGCCGGCGGAGCCAGCATGGTAGACAAGGATGGCAATATCGTAGTTACCGCACCAAAGGTCGGCGGTAAGGGTGGCAAGGGAACGGGCACGGGCGCCGGCGGCACGGCTGGCGACGGAGAAACCCCTGGAACGCTCGACGTCAATCGCTCCAACGAATGGATCGCCCGAGCCAAGGAGGTCGTGGCTGAATGGTCTGAATCTACGGAAGGAAACCCGGTGAGTCCTGGTGTGGCTTCGCAGCTTGCTGCGCACGCCTACAGCATGTATTTTGGCAAGGGCATGCCTACGCGAAATGCCGACGAGGTAATGCGCGAATACCTCCAGAAGTCCGGCCTCAAGGCGGACAATACTGTCGGAAATTGGAATCCGCTTAACTCCAATAAGACCGAGATCACTACGAAGGATGGCAAGGTTGTTACGGGCGGCAAGGATAGTCCTATCGTCGCCAACATGCCCGACGGCTCGCCGTCTGGGACTGCTGCGATCAACCCCAAGGCGCTTCGCGAAGGCGGACCGCTCCCGATTCCATCCCCGGATTACAGTTCAGTCAAGACCCCTCACTACCTAGGCATCAAGAAGCCTGGTGGCGGAATCTGGACGATTGACGATATGAAGCCGGGAATGGTCTACATGGCAAAGAACGCGGAAGATAGAGGCTACCACATGTACCAGATGCAGGCTGATGGAAGGTCTCTTACTCTAGATGACGCTACGGATCGTGGCAATATGGCATACCTTATGTATGACCTGCAAAACGCAGGATTTACGGTGTTTGGTAAAGATATGCCGAAGAGCCAAAAGTTTTCAGAAAACGGTCAAGTTAAGGAATACGGCGAGCTTGAGCCCGTCAATGTCAGGCATCTTTTGTCCAGGCCCACCGGACTTGGCATCGCAGAATGGGGTATCACCAACAGAATCGGGACGTTCGGCCAGCTTCAAAACATGATGCGGTACATCGCCAGGACGGAAACCGGAGATGAAAGCTTTAGGGGTCTACAGAACAGCCCGACGCTAAAGGCGTATTATCTAGAGAAGGACCCCAACAAGAAAATGGATATTCTGCAGGAATGGCTCAACAATAAGGTTGCCCCTGTCAGGGAGTTCTACCAGCGTGAGAAGGACGAAGCAAGCAAGGCCAAAAAGCCTGAGAGCTTAGCATCGAACCTTTCCTCCGCTACCCAATGAGCTCCCGCCCTGAACGAGAATTTGTAAATAAAGAAGACATCCAGCCGCTATCCACAGGGATCGGCTCGTTGATCGAAAAGGACCGGATCATCGGTCTTCAAGACATTCCAACCCAGGCTTACGCGTTGCGCATGGCAGCGGCTCGAAGCTTTGCTCCTGGCGTGACTGGATGGCTTGGTAGTCGAGTTGGCGCTGCAGGCGGAACGATCGCTGGAAGTTTTGCGGGCCCTGGTGGCGCTGCGGCATTAGGATTTATTGGGTCTACTGCTGGCGG